CTATTGGTCCAATCGTGAAAACGACTTCTTTGGAAGTCGCCTCAATCTGGACCGCCAGCGTTCCGCAGTCGTATTCCGCAGGATTGTCGTTGTCTTCATCTTCGGCACGCTTGCTGTTTTTCTTCTTGGGAAGCAATTTCAGGCACTTAGAAAGTGCAGCGTAGGGAACGAGAGTTTTCGTGTCGTCCGTGGATTCAACCTGCCGTCTTTCGCACGTCACGCACGCCAGCCGTCGTCCGTCTGTGGCAACAAACGACACCGAATCGCCTTGCACCTCGATCAACACAGCCCCGAGCGCGTAGCGGCTTGACTCATTGTCTGCGGCGAACACGACGCCTTTCACCGCACGCACGAACTGATCCGCAGGCATGCGAGTGATCGGCTTCGCATCGACGACATCCCAAGCCGGATACTCGCTGGCGTCTTCTGTCGGCAGCGTCCACTCAGCCGTGCGTGCCTTGATGACGCACGACGACTCGTCAGGCGTGATCGTGATTTCGTCGCCGGAAAAACTGCCGAGGATGGCGGAAAAACGATCCTTTGGCAGCAGGAAATTGATGCCGGGGGGGGCGGTTTCCATCGTGACGTCAATCCTGATGTCACCGTCACTCCCAGAAAGCACCCCGCCCGATAGGAGCACGGATTGGTAGATGGGCCGTGGCGACCGACTCGGCACCGCCTGGCCCACGGCTGCGAGAGCCGCCTTGAGTTCCGGTGCTGACAGGCTGATGCCACCAGCCCGCTTCTTTCGTTCCTTCGTCATTGTCATTCCGCACATCCTTTCGCAGAGAAGTCCCAACCAAAATGCCAGCCGTGAACGTCACGGCGTGCAGAATCGATGCTGTGCAGATGAGGGCGATGTCGCTCATCACGTTGCTCCGTTGAGGCTATCAACCGATGCAATCCGCTCGCCTATCCACCGCATGACAGGCACCGCCATTGAGTTGCCGAGTGCCTTGTAGCGCGGCCCGTCAGCCGCTGGCTTGTTGCGATAGGTGACGAGCGTGTAATCGTCTGGGAATCCTTGCAGCCGCTCGCACTCTTTCGGTGTCAGGCGGCGGACGGCAAGCGATGACATCACTGCGCCGATCTGATCAGTACCAGTGCCACGCTGAAGAGTTTGGCTTACATCGGCGCATGTATGGTTGTAGGTGTCGAATGCGACGACACCTACGCCTTGGTGGCTCCCGTCGCTGTGTCCGCTCGCAGGCAGGCAATCGGTCCTGTCGCCGGTCATCCAGGCTGGCTGGTTGCTGTAGCCGCTGTAGGTGAAGCCCTGGGCGACGGCCTGCCCGCCGCCACGGCTCGGCCGCGTTGTGTCGAGCGTCCCAGCAAGATCAACGCCAACTTGGACGTTTTGTAGGTCAACGGCCGCGAGGAAGGTTTGCTGGTGCGTGCCTTGTAGGTTCAATGCCGTGGCACAGTCGCCTAGCTCGCGGACTTCCTCGCGTTGGTTTTGTGCAAAGGCAACGAGGTTGTAGCACTCGTCCACGGCTGGGCCTCCGGTTCCTTTGGCCCATTTGCTGCTGACATTTCCAGCGATGCCTTGAGGGCTTGAGGTAATTCCTTCCCCCTTCGCTCCGCGCGTCGGAGAATCCCCGAACACGCTTTCGCGCTCAAAAAGTACCGCTGCGGCACATCGCCAGTCTCGAGCGTGTGCGACAACGAACACACGGCGACGGCGCTGGGCGACTCCAAACCATTGAGCGTCAAGAACGCGGTAGGCGAACCCATACCCGAGTTCCAAGTTGCCACGCGGGTCTTCCAATCCTTTTCGCAGCCCTGCGACGGAGAACGACTGACACGGAGTTCCTCCGACGAGAAGAGAAATCGGTCCTTCATGTTGCAGCTGCTCCTCTGTGAGTTTGGTCATGTCGCCGACGTTCTTCAGCTTCCACCGCTCGTCAACTACTGCGGACGGGAATGGCTCAATCTCTGAAGTCCATGCACACCCCCAGCCAAGCGGTTGCCATGCGACATGAGCCGCACCTATGCCGTCGCAGACGCTTGCGTATCTCACAGCCCCACCTCCGTCCGCTCGATGACGCTGGCAAGCCTGATGCACCTGTCCAGCGTGACTTCCAGCGTCTTCGCTGCCGTCTCCAGCAGAATCCGGTCGTCGCCGCTCACGTCGTCGTCCCACGCACGGTCCATCAACGCCTGGACGACATCGAGCGGTGCCGGAAGGTAGTGCCACTCGGGCTTCATGCGTCACCGCCGATCACACGAATCGTGCGTGAGTGGCCGTCAACCCACGACACGGCTCCCTTTTTCCGCATGGGCCGCAGGTGGCACATCGCCCCGTTCACGGTCCAGCCGAAACCGGCGGCGATCTCTCGCACGGTCGGGCTGAAGCCGTGGACGTCGATGAATCCCGAGATCCACGACAGCACTTCCTGCTGACGGGGCGTCAGTACCGGGGGGGCGTCAATTGTCGTTGTCATTCGTTCACCTCGTCCGTGAGCTTGATCGAGCCTGCAAGCGCGGCGACCATGCCGCCCTTGCCCTGTTTGGCACGCCGGTACTCGGCGTCCGTCATGGATCGTTGGAACTCTGCCCGGTAGCTGGGACGCTCGTCCCACGACTTCGCCGGTGCTCGCTCGTCAGGGCGAACGCCAGGCGTACGGTTCGTCCCGCCACGGTCCTGCGAGCGTGCAAGCCACGAGACGACGAAACGTCGCCAGTTGCTCTTGTGAGCCTTTGTCGGGTTGGCTTTGAGCCAAGACGTCGCCTTGGCGAGTTCAGCCGTTAAATCGCACGCTGGGTACGCCTGACGCCATTCCTGCCGGTCTGCGTCCGTGATTCCCTGCCATCCTGCGTCAGCATTCCAAGAAACGGCGGAATGGGGCTGCGAGCGTGTCCGCCGCTTCGGCGGCTCGCTCGTAGCTACCGGCGCAGCCGGTTGTATTTCTATCTTCTCTTCTCTTCTCTTCTCTTCTGGGCGTGACGTTTCGTGACGCGCCGTGACGCGCTCGGCTTCCTTCTTTCGCTCCCGATATTCCCGCGCCCGATCAGCGTCAGACTTGGGGTCAGTACGCAGCTTGTTGGGCGTGTTGTGCTCTGAAAAATTCGGGAAAACAAGCCCTTTTTCGTCGTGTATGGCTACCCAACCAACCTCCAGCATCGCCTCGCCAAAGCCAGGCACACCGACGATGTCGTCAATGTCAGAAAGCTCCATGTACGGTACGTGGCAGTCCTCGCCGAGCACGTCATTTAGGGCGAACCAAAGCTCAGTGAGCGCACACGCCGTGACGCGCGTCACGTTTTCGAACGTGACGATCTCCGTGACGTTCGTGACGCAAGCGTGACGCACTGGGTCGGCCCACCAGTTCATGAACTCGCGGGAGCCAGACAGGTGGCGAGCGACCGCTACGGTCTTCGGCCACTGTCGCATGCCTCGGCGAATCTTGATCCAATCCACTGCCATCATTGGCCTCCTTTCCATTCCGCCCAGCCGCGTCGAAGCGGCACCGTGCCTATCACGTGGGCGGTTGTCCTAGCCTTGCCTCGCCATGCCCGGCCGCGCCATGCCCGGCCGTGCCGTTATTTGTCAGTAAGCATCCACTCCCTCTCTCCGCGATTGCTGCTACTCAGGACGATGCGTCCGGTCTCCACGATCTTGCCTGCCCGTGCAAGTTCACCGAGTCGCTTGTTGACTTGGTGCCCGAGCAATCCGCACCGTGCCGCGATGCCTGACGCCCCTGCCGGCCCGTGCGACAGCGCCTCAAGGATCGCCGCGTGGTGCTCGCCTGCGAACGTCTTGACGCTGGCGGCTGCGGCCTTGCTCGTCACCGGATCGGTGCGGCGGAATAGCGGCAGCGTGTCTTCGATGTCGGGCGTGATGTAGTGGGGGCGGGTCATTGGTTGCGATCCTTCGCGTTTCTGGCTTCCGTTCCTATGCCTCGTAGATTTTCCACTCGTTGCGGCGGCGCTTCATGAGCTCCATGTACTTCTGGTAAGCGGACGTTTTTGTTGGGCTGAACCCAAGCCAACGGCACCAGTAGTCATTCCGCAAAATCGACTTGGCAATCTTTCTCCAACTCGGAGCCTTGCCCATCGTTTCCAGCTTTTTGTCCGCCTCTTGCGGCACGTCGTCTGGATACCCGCGATCCTTCCACCACTTCAGATACACGGCGATCTTGTTCTTGTAGTGCTCGCTCGTTCGTGGCGGCATCGACTTGAGAAGGAATGCCACGTAAGTCTTCCATGTGTGTCCAGCAGGGCATGAGATGTCGCCCTTGCCGAGCACGTTGCCTCGCTCGTTGCCGTACAGAGCGCCAGTGTTTGCACCGGCAACTCGATTGACGAGTTTCGCCCACATCTCTGGCTCAACGACTTGATAGAGCCAGAGGCTTTGCCGCTGCGTATCACCGAACGGCTCGCAAATACGCATTTGGTGAATGGTCATCCCGGCCTGGTGCATGCGGTCATACAGGCGGTTGTAGAACGTGCCTGACTTTGCCGCGTACGTCCAAATGTCCTCAGTCTGCCAGTCGTAAATCGGGTAGACATTCCAGCAGTCGTCAACGACGTTTGTCGTCCACGGCTTACCGTTGAGCATTGGCTTGTCACGGGCGACTGTGCGGAAGCGGTTGAGACTCTCTTGGGTACGGATGCCAACGAAGCAAGCAGTGCGTTTGCCTCGCCCATACCACTGGGCGAACAGCGGCACGAACTCTTCAAACATCATGTTGGGCACGTAGAAGTCGAAGAAGTCGCCACTCTTGATTGAGATGTCTTCCTTCTCTCGCACCCACTCCTTGTTTTCGTCCCAAGCAATCCATTCCGGCTCGTGCTGGGAACACCCGTTCCACGTCGTCATTGGCACTGCCACCCAGTACGGCTCAATCCACTTGGCGTACTCGTCGAACATCTTCCGTGCGTGCGAAATGGTCACGCTGAACTGGCATTCCCAATCAATGAACAGGACGCCGATGACTTGATTGCGGCGCTTCGCTTCTTCCATGATGAGGTGCATCATTGCCGTCGAGTCCTTGCCTGCACTGAACGAGCAATAGATCCGCTCAAAGTTGTCAAACGTCCATGAAATCCGCTCCTTCGCGGCTTCAAGCACGTTTTTTCCAAGCAGTTTCTTAGGCATCAAACAGGCTCCTTTGCGGATTCCTTCGCGTTCTGTATTTCCACTCGTCAATGACGCGATCTGCGATTCTGTTGGCTTCGATCCTCTGAGAGTCAGTCAGCCTTCCCCATGCGTGCCGCGTCAATTCCTCTGGCACGCCTGCCGCATAGCAGCAAGCCGCCTGACCGAGCCACGCACGATTGTTTGGCGGCTCGTGGAGGTTCGCTTCGCTTGCGTATTTCCATTTCGTTGTGACATCTCGCATCGCAGCTGCAAGCCTGTGAGGCGTGGACAGAAGCACGACCGCTTCGCCGGCAAGTCGCTCGTGCTCTTGCCGTGGCGCGTCTTGGTACATGCCTGCCTGGAAGTCTTCCCATT